GAGGGCAAAGAAGATTTCCAATAATCAGAACAAGTCGGCTCCTGTTTAGTTACGAGCGACATTGCTCCGTGTATTCACTCGTTGGAATGAATACACAGTGCTTATTTGTACTAATAAAATACCCAATTTTCTGTTTCTTGGTTGTGTCCAAAGTTATATTCAATATCTGGTGTTGATGTATCAATATTCTTCATCCCATCAACAAGAGTTGATACAACAGCCAAATCTTGTTTGATTCTCATCAAATGGTATTTCTTTCGGCGCAATAAACTTTCAATGGCAAGTTTCTTCGTCGGGAATGCAAAAGATCTTTCTGCATTTTTTGCTACTTTCTTAATTGCATATCTATTTCTCCTTTGTTTCCATTCCTGTAACCACTGATTTGGTGCTGGTTTAAAATTAACAATCCAATACGCAGGAACCAACCATGCATAATGCTCTGTCTGATGAAAAGCTATATATTGAAGTGCGAATATTTTGATCCCATCTTCTTCAACTGTCGCCTGGAATCTCCAGAAAACAGGCATTCCATCATGTTCAGTTTCTGATTCAGGAAAAGGTACGCTCCATGATTTTGTCATATCTCACCTCAAATAAGTGGTTTGCTGCCTAATTTCATTTTCTGGCGACCAACACAAGTCACACCCATTTCACTGCGTGGCTTGCTGTACCATGTGCGCTGATTCTTGCGCTCAATACGTTGCAGGTTGCTTTCAATCTGTTCGTGGTATTCAGCCAGCACCGTAAGGTCTATCGGATTCAGTGCGCTTTCTACTCGTGATTTCGGTTTGCGATTCAGCGAGAGAATAGGGCGGTTAACTGGTTTTGCGCTTACCCCAACCAACAGGGGATTTGCTGCTTTCCATTGAGCCTGTTTCTCTGCGCGACGTTCGCGGCGGCGTGTTTGTGCATCAATCTGGATTCTCCTGTCAGTTAGCTTTGAGTAACGCGCCGTGATGCTTATCTCCACGGTTGCTGTCTTGCAGCTGCATTTCGCGCTACTCAAAGCTTTCTGCTTTGAATGCTGCCCTTCTTCAGGGCTTAATTTTTAAGAGCATCACCTTCATGGTGGTCAGTGCGTCCTGCTGATGGCTTAAAATTACAAGAAAGATTGTATGTTGTAAACAAGAAATATTGTAAACGAAGGTGCAAAAAACAAACTCCATTGTTTTTAAACGGAAAATAGTTTGTTTTTGGGTTACTGAGATTGAGGTGGGGATTAGTGGTTGCAGGTTCCGACTACATCACCAACAAAGGATTTGGTTGATGTAAGTTGCTGCATGCCCGGGATATTCATTACTTTGGAGTAAAGAGCTTTTTTGTCTGTAGTGATTGACCAAGTTTCAACGGTTATTCCGCCACCAGACTGGTATTCTCCTACCATAGTGTTTGATGACAAAGCCGTGTATTTCATCTCTGGATAGACGCCAGTGATTGATTCATAAACCGATGATTTATCAGCATTAATTGTTATGTGGAAAACGGAATCTTCCGTGCTGTCTTTTGTAAAGTCGTAACGATCGCCATTCATTGCCCCGTACCCGTGCAGGTTTGTGACAATCCAGCATTCAGAATTGGCGCTGGTAGTTAAGAGTATTGAGAGTAGCGCCGCAATCCTGATCATACGAATTTTACCCTCGCTTCCACGACAACACCGATAATCTTGCAGTTCCCGTTGATAGGAGTCATAGGCCATGAAGGATTCAGGCCTTTCAGGTACTTCTGACCGCCATCTATAACCAGTTTCTTGAATGTTGCTTCGTTCGCGTCAGTCAGTTTGGCTACAACAAGGCTTCCATTCACTGGCTCGCGTCCAGTATCTACTAACACCATATGACCTTCAGGGATGCTTTGACCTACAGGTGAGGTCATTGAATCACCTTCAACCTTCAGCCAGAATCCATCGCCTAATAAGTTAACGTCACTGTCATACCATTCATCAATGTCCTTGATATCGTAGGGTTCACAAGCTTCACACCACGAACCAGCTCTAACCATGCTAATCAATGGATATTTCCCTTTGGGCTCAACATGCCCAACAAATCTAACATTCGAATCAGAGGTGCCATTGAGCAGCCAGTCAACACTTACGCCAAGAGCTGACGCAAGTTCTGGTAAAAAGCGTGGTCGCTTAGTTTTACCGTTTTCGAGCTGCTCTATAGACTGCTGGGTAGTCCCCACTTTTTGAGCAAGTTCAGCCTGGTTAAGTCCAAGCTGAATTCTTTTGCTTTTTACCCTGGAAGAAATACTCATAAGCCACCTCTGTTATTTACCTCCAATCTTTACAAGAAAAACTGTATTTGACAAACAAGATACATTGTATGAAAATACAAGAAAGTTTGTTGATGGAGGCGATATGCAAACTCTTTCTGAACGCCTCAAGAAGAGGCGAATTGCGTTAAAAATGACGCAAACCGAACTGGCAACCAAAGCCGGTGTTAAACAGCAATCAATTCAACTGATTGAAGCTGGAGTAACTAAGCGACCGCGCTTCTTGTTTGAGATTGCTATGGCGCTTAACTGTGATCCGGTTTGGTTACAGTACGGAACTAAACGCGGTAAAGCCGCTTAAGACATTCCCGCTCTTACACATCCCAGCCCTGAAAAAGGGCATCAAATTAAACCACACCTATGGTGTATGCATTTATTTGCATACATTCAATCAATTGTTATCTAAGGAAATACTTACATATGCAACTTACAAGTACTCGCAAGAAAGCGAATGCAATTACAAGCAACATCCTGAATCGAATTGCTGTACGTGGTCAGCGAAAGGTTGCCGACGCGTTAGGGATTAATGAATCGCAAATTTCGCGATGGAAAGACAGCTTCATCCCCAAAATGGGAATGCTTCTGGCTGTTCTTGAATGGGGTGTTGAAGACGAGGAGTTGGCGGAACTGGCTAAGAAAGTAGCCAGAATGCTGACAAAAGAAAAAGCCCCGAAGAACGGCGAATTCTTCGAGGCCTGATGTAGAAAGACTGGATCAATCCACAGGAGTCATTATGACAAAACAACTCAGTCCTTACCAGGACAAAATTCACAAACACATACTACGTGATCGCTTCCTGTCCAGCTTCAAGCAGCCTGGTCGATTCCGGGCTGAGTTGGAAAAAGTGAAGCTGATGCAGAAGGAGAAAGGTCATGAGTAATCTTGCAACCGTAACACATTTAAGGCCTTCACAACGGCCTGTGGAGCGTCGTGTGGCAGAAGTTGAAGATGGTTATACCCGTCTTGCAAATGCCCTGTATGAAGAGCTTATCGGCGCAGATTTAACGAAAAATCAGAGCAAGGTTGCCCACGCCATATGCCGTAAAACATACGGCTACGGTAAAAAGATGGATCGCATCTCTGATAGTCAGTTAGCTCAAATTACCAGGCTGCCAAGACAGAAGGTAAACAAGGCCAAGAATGAGCTTATCGCGATGAAGGTTATCCTTCGCGAAGGCCAGCAAATCGGTCCTAACAAGAACATCGAAGAATGGAAAATAGAAGGGTGTCACTACTCTGGTGATAATGTCACTACATTGGTGACAAAAAGTGTCACCAAAACGGTGACAGCGCTGTCACCAAAACAGGGACACACAAAAGAAACTATTACAAAAGAAAAAAGAAATAATAAAAACACTATGTCCGAAAGTGTTCGGACGGAGTGTGAAAAATCACCTGACCGTCACGAAGAAACCGACAAGGCATTCGAGGAAATATTCTGGTGTGCAGGCATGCGGAAAGCCGGGAAGAAAAACGCAGCTTCGGCATTCAGAACACAGTTCAGGGAATGGCGTAAAACTACAAGGGGTACGGCAAGCGAGTTTGCCACGATGCTGGCAGAAGACATCGCATGCAGGAATGGTAAGCAGTTCGGATTCGACAGGTTGTTACCATCGAGCTACCTCAACGGTCAGCGCTGGAACGACGAAAAGCCAGAAACCATTCAACCACAATCCAAACCATCATCCGCAATCACCGTATCGAAAACTGGCTACGTGTTTTTCGACAGGTGAACCATGAAATCAAAAATCAAATCGCTACTGGTCGCTGGTTATAACCACGGCTGGTTAAGTATTTCGTTTGTCGATTTCTGGTTTAAAAATCTCAATCTGAGGGAATCATGACGCCAAGTGAACTCAGCGACCTGCTTTGGTCGCAGGTTGACAGGGTGGCTCCGCACCTGTTGCCAAACGGCAAAAAAGAGGGGCATGAGTGGGTTGCCGGTAACGTCAACGGTGACAAGGGAAACAGCCTTAAGGTCAACCTTAGCGGCAAGAAAAAATGGGCTGATTTCGCTGAGGGAGACGGCGGTGACATGCTTGATTTGTGGATGGCATGTCGTGGAATTAACCTGCATCAGGCTATGCAGGAAGCGAAAGCATTTCTCGGTATCAAGGATGACGATCACCATTTCGATGCCAAACGTGAGAAGAAATTCTCCAGACCTGATCGCAAGAAAATCGCCCGCTACGTTACCAGAACAGAATCCCATCTTGAGTACCTGCAATCGCGTGGCATATCGCCAGAAGTCGTAAAGCGCTACGAGGTTGTCAGCGGTAAGGTGTGGAATGGAGAGCGAGAACTGGATGCTCTGGTGCTTCCGTACAAACGCGATGGTGAGTTGTTGCAGGTCAAGCGAATCAGCACTGAGCGCCCGGACGGGAAGAAAGTCATTATGGCAGAAGGTGATTGCGAACCTTGTCTGTTCGGATGGCAGGCTCTGGACGCTGGCGTGAGGGCGGTTGTACTTTGCGAAGGCGAAATTGATTGTATGAGCTATGCGCAATACGGCATCTCGGCGTTATCCGTGCCGTTTGGTGGCGGGAAAGGCGCTAAGCAACAGTGGATTGAGTTTGAGTATCACAACCTCGACAGGTTTGAGGAAATATTCATCTCGATGGACGTTGATGATGTTGGTCGTGAAGCCGCAAGGGAAATCGCAAGCCGACTCGGTGAACATCGTTGCCGTCTTGTTACTCTGCCGCACAAAGACATCAACGAATGCCTGATGAACGGTGTTACCGAGGATGAAATCTGGCAGTACATCGGCACGGCATCCTACTTCGATCCTGAAGAACTCTACAGCGCGCGAGAGTTTTACCAGGACACTATCAACGCTTTCTACGGCAAGCAGCAGTATCTGTTTAATCCACCGTGGGAATCTCTGGCAGATAAATTCCAGTTCCGTGAGGCCGAGTTGACGCTGGTCAATGGTGTGAACGGTCACGGAAAAACGGAGGTTGTCGGGCATATGGCACTTGAGGCAATGCGTCAGGGTGTGAAGACGTGCATCGCGTCACTTGAGCTGAAGCCAGGCATTCTCCTTAAGCGACTTACCCGTCAGGCGACGTGCTGCAAGATGCCGCCAGTGCTGGAAATTGACTCTGCATTTAAATTTTATGACGAAAGACTTTGGGTGTTTGGCCTGACCGGAACGGCGAAAGCCGACAGGCTGATCGAAATATTCGACTACGCTCGCCGCCGATACGGGATCCAGTTATTCATCATCGACAGCCTGATGAAATGTGGCATAGGCGACGATGACTATAACGGGCAGAAGGCGTTTGTTGACTCGATTTGCGATTTCAAAAACAAAACAAACTCCCACGTCATTCTCGTTACTCACTCGAGAAAAGGAGACAGCGAAGAAAAACCAACCGGGAAAATGGACGTAAAAGGCTCTGGAGCGATAACAGACCTGACAGACAACCTTTTCATCATCTGGCGTAACAAGGCTCGCGAGAGAGCGTTACAGAGAGTTCAGAGTGGTGAAAAGATGTCAGAGAAGGACGAACAGTTACTGGCATCTCCGGCATCTGTTTTGATGCTTGAAAAACAACGTAACGGCGAAGGTTGGGAAGGTGGTGTCCCGTTGTTCCTTGACGAGCAATCGCACCAGTTCCTGCAACTTGAATCAGGATCGCCTTATAGCTACATCGCCAATATGCCGAAATCGGAATATGACGAGGCGTGGCGACAGGAAAACGTGACGGAGTATTAAATGACCATCTACATCACTGAGCTAATAACAGGCCTGCTGGTAATCGCAGGCCTTTTTATTTGGGGGAGAGGGAAGTCATGAAAAAACTAACCTTTGAAATTCGATCTCCAGTACATCAGCAAAACGCTATTCACGCAGTACAGCAAATCCTTCCAGACCCAACAAAACCAATCGTAGTAACCATTCAGGAGCGCAACCGCAGCTTAGACCAAAATCGGAAGCTTTGGGCTTGCCTTGGTGACGTTTCGCGTCAGGTTGAATGGCATGGTCGCTGGCTGGATGCAGAAAGCTGGAAGTGTGTGTTTACCGCAGCATTAAAGCAGCAGGA